GTGTGCGGCCGTGATGCGCTTCTCGGCGATTGCACCGTCCACAACGGCCGTAATACTGGCAAGCTGGAGCGTTTCCACCTTGTCGGCTTTTTCTTTCAGCAGGCGGAGCGCGCCCACTGCCTCCTGCTCGGTGGCCGTTTCCGACAGGCCGAGCAACTGCAAAATTTCTTTGTTCATGCTTTGAGTTGATTTATTGGTTTGATTATTATCCTTACCGTCGGGGGCAGTTCCCGACGGGTCGTCTTTCTTTTCGGGTGCAAGCAGGGGCAGCGCGTCGTTGTCCTCGCCCGCGGCAAGTTTCAGCACTTTGCCGCTGCGGTCATACAGTTGCAGGGCTTCGTCATTGCCGCCCATGTCCACGATGCTGACCTCTTCCAGACGGCAACGGGTGATGGTGCGCCGCGTCTGGCCTTGCAGCAGATGTTCGGGCGCGTCGCTGGTCTCGATGATTTCGATACCCGCAGAGGCCATGCGCAGAAAACCGTTCTCCCACTTGCTTTCTATCTTTTTGGCGAACTCGTCGTTCTGGTCGAAAACGGGCGTGCCGATAAGGCGGTCACCGTCCGTGCGCAGGTTGTCGATGCGCCCGATGGGCATGGCGTCGCGGTCGAAGCTGCGGCGGTGCATCCACAACAGCAGCGGGTTTTTCTGAAACTGTGTCAGGTCGATGCCCGACGTCAGCACGCGGCCGCCGTAGCAGTTCAGGCCGCTGGTGCTTATGATTACTTCTTTTGCCATTTGTCTGTCTTAAAAAGCGGGCGGCCTGCGTCGTTCATCACATCACCGCCGCCCGCAACTGAAACAATCGTCTTACCTTAAAAATACCATTGTAGCGGGGGCGGGACTCGAACCCGCGACCTTGAGGGAATGAACCTCACGAGCTGGCCATCTGCTCTACCCCGCGATGTCTGATGATGCAAATTTTCATCTTTTCCCATGCACGGGCAAAAAGAGTGTAAAACTTTGCATATCTTTTTCTTGCAGTCGCCCGATAGTGCCACTTTTGCAAAAGCAAAAGCCCCGATAAGGGGAATGTTTAACACTTAATTATGAATGGCAACGAAAAAGGAACTCGAAGACAAAAGAGAGTATGCACGCCTGCTTTTCATGCAGGGGGAGACACAAAAGGTTATCGCGGAAAAGGTCGGGGTATCGGCCGTGACGATTAACAAATGGGTGGCCGAAAACGGCTGGCAGGAACAACGCGCGGCGTCCAACATCACACGCCCCGAACTGGTGAACAAACTGCTGCACACCATAGACAGACTCATCGAGCAGGTAAACGAAAGCGAAGACCCCGAAGCAATGGCGGGGCTGGGCGACAAGCTGGCGAAACTTTCAACGACCATCGAACGCCTCGACAAAAAGGCGTCCATCGTGGACGTGATAGAGGTATTCATGGCGTTCAGCAAGTGGATGCAGTTCCGCATGTCGTTCGACGACGAAATTACGCCCGAACTGCTCAAAACCATCAACAAGTATCATGACCTGTACATCAATGAACTGTTGCAGAACAAATTTAATCAGTAGCCTATGGCCTCGAAAGCGGAATTAAGGGAAGCGGTCGAAAGGTGGCAGAAACACTGCGAGACAGTACAGCAGGCCACGCAGGTGAATACCGCGGAAACGGCAAGGGAGAAAATAGCGCGTATCAGGCGCGTGCGTTCCGACTATGCCGCTTTCGTGGATTATTATTTCCCGCACTACACCGTAAACCCCGAAACGGGAAAACAGACACCTTGCGCGCCGTTCCATATCAAGGCGGCGAACAAGGTGCTGAAAGAACGTAACCTGAAAGCGGCGTTCAAATGGCATCGCGGCGCGGCAAAATCCACCCATCTGGATATTTTCATACCCCTGTGGCTGAAATGTCAGGAAACGCGCCAGCTTAACGTCATGGTGCTGGTGGGCAAAAGCGAGGACAACGCGAACACCCTGCTGGCCGACATACAGGCGGAATTGCAGTTCAACCAGCGGTATATCCACGATTTCGGGCAGCAGTACAATAACGGTTCATGGGAGGAGGGCGAGTTCGTGACAAAGGACGGCACGGCATTCTTCGCGCGTGGTCGCGGGCAGTCGCCGCGTGGTCTGCGTTACAGAAGCCACCGGCCCGACTACATCGTCATTGACGACCTCGACGACGACGAACTGTGCGAAAGCCCCGCACGTGTCACCCGTCTTACAAATTGGGTGAAAGAGGCTCTGTTCGGCGCGCTGGACGGCGGACGCGGACGCTTCATCATGGTGGGCAACCTCATTTCAAAGAACAGCGTGCTGGCCAACTTCTGCGCCATCGACGGGGTGCACGTCTCGCAGGTGAATATCTGGGATAAGGACGGTAACGTGTCATGGGCGGCCAAATGGACGCCCGAAGAAGTGAAAGCCATCGAAAGGTTTCAGGGGTATCGCTCATTTCAAAAAGAGTACATGAACAACCCCATCACCGAAGGTGCGGTATTCCGTCAGGGCTGGATTAAATGGGCGACACGTCCCAAATGGAAAGAATTTGAAGAACTTATCCTGTACATCGACCCCGCGTGGAAAAGCAGCGTAAAGAACGACTACAAGGCGGCAAAACTGTGGGGAAAACGCAAAACGCAGCTGTGGCAGCTGCGCGCGTTCGTCAGGCAGGCCACCATTCCCGAAATGGTGCGGTGGTGTTATGACCTGTTCGAGTGGGCACAGGAAACGGGTATCGCGATAAAGTTCTACATGGAGGCCAATTTCATGCAGGAGGAAATTCTAAAAGATTTCAAGACGGAGGGGGATTTGCGCAGCTACCAGCTGCCCATTCTGGGAGACAAGCGCAAGAAGCCCGACAAGTTCCTGCGTATCGAAAGCAGCGCGGCAAACTGGGAACGCGGCTTCGTCTATTATGACGAAAGCCAGAAACAAGACCCCGACATGCTCGCGGGACTGGAACAGACCCTCGCGTTCCAGAAAGGGATGCGGGGGCACGACGACGCGCCCGACGCCGACGAGGGCGCAATATCACTGCTTCAAAAGCACTCACGGATCAGTAGTTTCACTCCGTCGTTCGGCAGGCGGAACAATGCAAAAAATGTATCATGGTAAGAAAGTATTTCAAAGCACTTGTGTTTGAATGGCGGCTGAAACGCGCCAAGAAAAAAGCGGCCAGCGACGCCGCACTGTACGGGAAAAAGTTTCTGGTGGTCGTATTCGGCGGAAAGCCCGTCGTGGTTTCCATGCAGGGCATTAAAAAGCTGATACGGCAGCACCGTTTCGCAAAGGGGTTCACGGCCGAGAAAGCCGAAAAATGCGCGCTGTACGTCGCCATACCTGACAACTCAAAAAAGCAAACGCCATGTTCCTGACGATTGAAGACTACCAGAGCGTGTGCGACAGTTTCGAGTTCGAGCAGGTAACGGCCAGCGAAGCGGAACGCCTCACGGCGGAACGGGCGGCAATGGAGCAGATTTGCAGCTACACCCGACACCGTTACGACATGCAGCAGGCATTTGCCGCCGAGGGTGAGCAGCGCAACGCCATGCTGGTGCAGTGCATGGTAAACATCACCCTTTGGCTGATGATTCACCGACTGCCGCAGAACATGGGACACGAAAGGCGCGAATGCCTGTACAACGATTCCGTGAAATGGCTGCGCGACGTCCAGAACTCCAAAGCGTCGCCAGACCTGCCGACATATACAGGCACGGACGGGGAAACGGACGCACACAACCCCGTCCGTTACGGCTCTATGCCCCCGAACAGATACGATTATTAAACGGTATTTAATCACTAATTAAATGGACTTAATCAGTAGCATTAAACAGGCTTTCACGCGGCACACATACACCGAGGCGGACATGGACAGGCTGATACGGTTTGCCAAAAGCAAACAGGGGCTTAAACTGACCGCGCAGCTGATGCAGCAGACCGACAGCCTGACAAAGAAAGACATTGCGACATGGCGGCAGGCATGGCAGATGGCGCTCAATGTCGAGAACCCCAAGCGCGGCCGACTTTACGACTGCTACACTGACGCTCTGATCGACCTGCACCTCACGGGCTGCATCGGCCAGCGGGACG